CTACCAATATTCTTAGTGCTTTTTTCACCAGTTAGGTGCATAGCAACTACTGCATAGGCACAGAATATAGTATCTTTGTCATATCCAAACTGTTTAAGATATGTAGTATAATCAGTTAAAGTTTCTATTAACTCATCAAGTTGAGATTTAAGTACCATGTAGTATATATATGGCTTTGTTTATATTGTGTCAATTCACAAACCTGGAATAAATTTAATCGGTTTTCCAGGATGACTGCGTTGTCCTTTGTCCGAACCATATATTTTTCCCGAAGGAGGGAAACTAACTTCGCTGAAGGCGTGGGATTAGTTTCTCACCCACAAGCTTTCGACTACAGATAGACTGTTTCTCAATGTCTACTCACAACCACC